TGCCGCTTCCTCCTCCGATACCTTCTCGCTTTAGGGTAATGGGCACCTCCCTTTTCTCCAACTCTATGTTGTTTCCATTATTAACAGCATAAGCTGTAAAGGTAAGGGTGAGCTTTGTCTCTCCCTGTGGAAGCTGGGAGAAGTTCTTATACCGTAGCAAATATTCTAATCCACGCCCACGGATCCGCATCGTCCCTGCATAAAGAATACGATCTAAGTAAGAAGGTTTTATATTTCTTAGGTCCTGATTTCCGGCATATATCTCCACGAAGTCATTGGGGGTAATAGAGATGCTAAAGATATATTTATCTTTTTCCCACTCTTCCGCATATCTTTTCCATTCTTGGTATATTTCATCTTCACTTAGGGGCTCATAGACAGGTACATCTTTAAATTCCCAATGATCTAAAACTCCATTTCCTTTTACCCATTTTTTTTCTGTCTTATTGGTTTTCTTGCTGGGTTTGTATTTTTCCTCTGCTTTTCTTTTCTTGAGGTATTCTTCCCAAGGAACAAATAACTCTGTTTTGCCTGAGTATCCCTTGAACTCAGGGAGGAGGAAGAGTTCAGGAAATATAACAGACATTCGGTCATTATTAGGGATAGGCTCTCCTGTTTTCCAAGTCTTGTAGATAGGGTTCTCAGAGAAGCTCCACTCTATGATCTCTTGTTCTCTTTCATGATATCCATAATAGGGTTTTTTATCATTAGTGTCAAAAGAGGAATACCATACGGAATAAAATCTTCCTATATATTTACGTGCCATATTATTGTTTTTCTAATTGTTGTTTGATAAAGATAAGGAGTTCTTCTCCTCGCTGCTTAGGGAGTTCCTCAGCCAAGTAGGCGACAGCCTCGCTGGCTTCTATTGCATCATCAATAAAAGGTTTTTCCTTCATTCCTTTAGAATATAAGTGAGCCCTAAAAAAGTAGGTCGTTTGCTTGGGTTTTTCACGGGTGCGGGTACCTCCAGCCCTTACGCGGGAGGCTTCTATCCCGTAATGTTGGATAAATCCATGCCGTGGCATCTTGATAGCAATTCCCTTGAGGTACGCCTGCTTAGTGCCATCAGCCCGCTTGGAATAGCGCATGCGCGCTACTGTGGTAGCAGCCTGTAGGGACGCTTTCCCTCCTGAGAGATGGCCACCAAAGCGGGTAGAGACTTCCCCTTGTAAACTGCTCTTGAGCAAGGTAGCAGCTTTTTTCCCTATTTCTTTTTCACTTTCCATTATACATTGATTAGAGTGATTTCTACTTGGTAGCATTCGCGGCTAAGGGTATTCTTGGTGATGGACTTTATAAAAAATCGCTGGCCATACACATACAGCGTATCCCTTAGAGCAAACTCCCGTATCTGATTCTTATTGGCTATAAAGCTCCATGAGAGCTCATAGGAGGATAGGCGCATTTTGTACCATTCCTCCCAGTACTTGGTCACCTTTGGGGGTAGGAGTTCCTCTCTGGTCTCGCCCTCATTCTTGTTGCCATACCGCAAGCCATCATACCAGATAAGTCCTAATACATTACCCCCATTCTTCCGAGGGATACAGGAGTGTTCTCCCCTGTAAAGAACTTTCGGAAGACAGTAGCCCTCAATATTTACCTGAGTGCTCCCCTGTTGTTCCCCTTGTGAGAGTTGCATGCCATTTTCATCGATCAGTACCGCAGGATAGTTGAACTTAGCCTCGTCCATATCCGGAAACTTAATGAGATAAGATTCCTTGGTAGTGAGTGTCTTCTTAGGTTCCTTGATGGCAAAGGGACGAAAGTCCTTCATCTGTAGGCGATTCTCCGTGTGGATACGATTCATAAAGATCTTGTCCCCCTGAATCTCCAGATCGTAATTCTTCCAGTTCTTAATAGTCTTGACCAAGTCTCCGAAGGTAATATCAGGGACAGCCCGCTTGAGGTCTACCTCATTGTTGTTAATCACCTGTTCAATCACATTCCCCTGAGCGTCATGCTGGGCAATGATATTCAGGTATAGCTCAATGGGGCTATTCCAAGCCCCCTCGAACTCACAACGGAGCTGATGGGAGCCCCCTGTCTCTATGGCAATTACCTGAGTAAAGCTCAAGGTACTTTGGCGCTCACTGATAGCCCCCTCGCGGATCACCACACCATCCAGCTTCACCCGATAGATAAATGGCTCTCCATGGGTTAGTATATGAGCATTGTTACAGACCAAACGCCACTTTCCGACCTTGTCCAAGGTAGTTTCGGATTGGTACTTTCCAAAGACTACTCCGCTCACTTCGCGCTGCTGGGTAAGGCTATCCCTTTGCGGGGTCATATTGACCTCTTGCTGCTCTGAAGTCTTGTAATATTCCTTTCCCGAGTATATCACCTGCTGGAGGAAGTCCTCATCGGTGAGAATATCTCCGGCAAGGGTATATCCCGCATCGGCAAAACCTTTCTTAAGTACATAGAGTAGGTAAGGCATAGGGTGAATGATATTGCGGACTACCCTATTGCCAGAATCCTCACTATTATTGATAAAAGCCCCATTACGAGTGTGGTTCAAGAATCCTTCGAATGCTTCCCAGCCACTCTGGCTGTTATCCTTATTATAAACCACACGGGGAAAATTATAATCTACCTCGGGGTATCTCTTCCTACAGACTACATTGGCATGCTCATAGATATTGTCTACAGCTACCTTGGCCAGCGGTAAGTCACATAGCTTCTTTTCAAAGTTCGGCAGCTGCTCGAACCCTGATTCAATCTGCGCCTGTACCAGCTCTCCTTCTATGGATAGAATTTCCAGAGTCCCCTTTCTGGCTCTTCCATCCATCACATGGTAGCCCTCGTGCTTCTTCTTTAGCCGCAGGGCATTGATAGCCGTATAATTACCCATCTTCACCCTCAGATCTGCATTCATATAGAACTCAAATGGGAGGGAGAATTGAGTAAAGAAAGTATCCTTGAACCGCGGATTTTCTTCCTGATAGGAGATGGAAATCCGGCTCAAGTCCAGTTCGAATGTATCTGTTACAAAGAGATCTCTCATGTGCGCTTACTTCTGAGAATAGATTCGTTCAATATTTCTAAAAAATCGTACAACCGCGTCGCGCTGCACTCATGCCAATTGCCCAAGGGTTGGGTGCTGTCCATCGCCATGGCCGCTATTACCTTAGAGAAGGGGGTATAATCCCCCTGTCGCCTGAATATAGGAGTATCCTCCCTGTAAGAGGATTTAGGAAACACAGCAGGATAGCGCTCTATAATGTACTCCCTGGTACATCGATAGGCAAAAACAATCGCAGCCCGCTTGCCAGGGGAAATGCTATCGGTTACCCCCGCAATCTTAGGGAGTAGCAATGGATCAAACTCACTTGCGCCCCAGCAGTAGAGACTTGCCACCAGCTGGCGCGCATACAATTCCTCGCGCTTCTTGCTGTATTGGTAAAAAATCATGTCCGCTACGGAAAATTGTCGAATGGTACAATTACTCAATCGAGGCAGGGGAGTGGTGAGTCCATCCCAGATCTCAGGAAAGGAGAACAAGTCCCTATCGGTGAGCAGAAACTTTCCCAAGGGGAGGAGTTGCTCGATAGAGATTTCCGAGAGCAGCCGCTGTACTCGCTTTTTGTTTTTCCTTGAAGGATCCCCCATCAGCAAGATCAGCACCATCTCCCGATATAGCTCCTGAAAGTCACGCCGATCGTCCTCCATACGTAGGCAGATTTCTTCTCGTTGCCAAGGGCTGAGCTCTGAGTAACTCCCTGCACAGTGAAACTCTATCCTATCCATCTTCTTACTATTCTATAGCCCAACCATAAGACCACCACCAACAATAAGCCCTCTACCCACCATGCAAGCCCCCATCTTTGGCGAAGTGTTTCTCGCTCCATAGTATGAGAAGTATGTACCTCCTTTCTCTTTTGAGAGAAATGCCCTTCACTTCTTCGCTGTTCCCTACGGACTACCTGCCTTGCTTGCTGCGCTTGCTCCTGCTTTACCCTTAGGGTAGCTTTTCCCCCCTTGACCTTGAGTACCTCGATATGAGATACCTCCCCATCGTGTCTCTTTACTATGCGTCTTTCGCGCTGCACCTCTATGCTGTCCTTATCATTTTCAAGAGAGAGCTCGTAAGATTGCGAATGTTGGAGGTCAAAAGTAGCGACTTCCTGATGACTTTCTACCTGAGAGAGGCTGTCTTTTTCTTCCCTTCTTTCGATTTGCTGCTCTTCTCTGTGATCGGTTCGGCTTGATTTCTTGCTCCTGCATCCTAAAAGCACCATAAGAGCTAATAGTAAATACAATTTCTTTCTCATTGGTAATTTTCATTGGTCATTCTTTTCAATTGTTCTAATCACCCCCTTGAGCCTTTCGGCATACGTAGGCTCGGTGGCATAGCCTGCCTTTGCGACTTCCTCGGCAAACTTGTACGGGTCACTCCTTACCAGTAGTGCCTTGGCATATCGCTTGTTGTTCATGAATAGGTTGGCGTGATCAGTGAAACTCTCCTCTGGACTGTCGTACTTGCGGAACCAGTCCTTAACAATGTACTTAAACCTGCCATCAGGGCGCTTTTCTATGCTAATAATAACGGGGAACTTAGCCTTATCAGAGGCGAGGATCTCCGTGGTTTGAACCAGCTGACGCTTTTCAGGAGGCGTGGAGATAGACGCTTTCACCCCAAACATCATATTACCAGGGGCTCTCTTTCCCCAACCTGTCTCCAAGGCTGATTGAGCCAATATAAAGAGGTGAGAGATCCCCGTTTTGCGCTCTGTCTCGAGAGCAAAGGGCTTGTATTTTTTTACAAAATCTTTTGGTGTCATAGGTTTAAATTGTTAAAGTTGCGCTTCTAAAATTTTTTACTAACATACTATTCATATCGGCAATGATTGAAAAACAGATATAATTATCTCTTCTGAATTTTTCTTCTATTATAACATGTCTGTAATTAGTTTCATTATTTATATGTGCTTTTATTTTTCCTGATATAGCATTATAATTATCTATCTTTGTTGCTAATACCCATTCTATTTTAGCTATTTTTATTTTAAATTGATATCTCGCGAAAGTCATAACAGGGTATATTTTTTCAATTAGTTTTTGTACACTCTCAACATATTCAATTCGAACAGGTGCAAATTCTCTGTATGCATCTATCAAGTTCCCATCTTCTTTAAAGAAGTAAACATGAAACTGAAAAATATGAATATCTTTGTAAGAAACATCTGTGTATTTTGCAAATAAGGGCATATTTATGTTTTTGAGTACCTCCCCTCCCCAATCAAAGTATTGTATTGCGTTCATTTGTTTATGTATTTAATTATTGGATAAGGGGTAAAGCTCGCAAGAGCTTGTCGCTACCCTTGAGGTTTTTGATTACTTTCATCATATATTTCGAATATCTATGTAACACTTGTTGTTCCATATACTTACTACGGCTGTAGAGCCATCGCCCCCGTTGAAGGCATTATCTCCCGTGTAGATGATTTGCTTCCCTGTACAAGTGAAGGTTACTTGTCCACCAGCGAATACCTTGCGAAAGGCTACTGAATATCCTGATGGGATTAATTGTAAATCACAATTAGGGGTATTAGCTGTTACATATACTATATTTTCATTAGGAAATACTTGTCTTTCCCCGCTTATCTCTGTAGCTATTCTAATATCTTCAGGCGCGGGAGACCAGTCAGTAGCTTTATCACCTATTTCAAATTTTATTTTCTCTATAGTTGCTGTAGGCGCTGGAGATATACCACTAACTTCGTGAAACGCACATAGCCCAGTCCATGCATAGTTAGGAGTTACAGAAGTTTGATTGTAACCATTTACCAGATCAGAAACTATGTATTGTCTTGGTTGTCCATGTACATCAACAAAATACATTGTTAATCTCCTACCATTTTCAATATTTGCATAACAAGAAAATGTATATGTTTTACCTACAACAGCAGGTTCAGATAATTCCCAATATGCGCCTACATACCCGACTAATTTTTTTTTGTTTTTAGAATTTAAAGCATAGTTTCTCCCTCCAATTTTTATGTTTTTTACTACCTCAGTTATTTTCTCCTCTGTAACCATCTCCGGCTTTCCATCAATATCATCCCAGTTGTGCCTGTGAGAGGCGGGGGCAAAATTTAAATTGGGTTTATCGGCCAAGTCGTTATAAGAAAAAGCATTCTCGAAAATAACATTATTTCCGGCCATGAGCTTAATCTTGCCATTCTGCACCACGATCCCATCAGGGATATTGCTGACAAAGTGGCTCACGGGGATACTGGTAAGGAGGTTATTGCGCTTGTCTCTCAGCTCCAAGGTTTTCTCGGGCTTGTTGTACACCAACTTCGTCCCCTCGTCGTCCAAGAACATTAGGGAGATACGCCTTACTACATTACTTCCCCTCTTGAATCGTAACTCTGTGGTATTCTCGTCCAGCTCTATATCGTAATCTTCGAGGGTGTCCAGCTTCTGCTTGTAGGCATTGGTAAAGTCATTCGTGGATAGCCCTTTCCCTGCTTCCTTATCTACCTTGCCGTCAATGAGTGCTTTCAGATCCGCTGCTGTGCCTACATAGTTGCCGCTTTGGAGCGCTCCCAAGAGTAGTTCTCGCTCGCGCTGGGTCATGATCACCGGTCTGTTGGTATTGAAGGTTAAGCGCTGTAGTGCCTGCTGGGCTGCATCGGCATTGTCATATACAACTCCATTGATCTCTACTTCACTGACCAAGGCGTCCAAGATAGAGAAGTTCATATCCTCCGCGCTGTGTAGGATCAGGCGCTCTCCGTCCACACGTGCTACGAAGTTTTTCAGTGCTAAAATCCCGTTGTACTCAAAGAGGTATTCCTGCAATTCGCCTGTGTCAGGCCTTACTTTATACTTAGGTGTTGGCATGGTTATTCGTTTTTTATGGGTGTTTTATCATTTTCATTAAGATATTCCTTGATGGAAGAAGCTATTTCCTCTACATCCCCGCGGTTAAGGATGATTTTGCCCATCACTTGTCCAGCTTTGTCAAATTGTTCTTTATCATCAGCCTTTTCATAGATACTCTTTATCTCTATCAGGCAGAGTAAAAATGCCCCCCCAAGGGTCATAAAGGGAAAGAACCACAGCTGATTCCCGTAATATTGCTCAAAGTACCACACAGCACTCATCTGCATGCTGTCTACTACTGAAAGAGCAATCAATACATTGTAGTACTGAGCTGTTTTCTTCACAGTACGTCTATATTTGTAAGATTTACGTTCCTCGCCCAAGCTCTTAGCTTTCCGAATGCCACTCCATAGGTCGGCCATAATCATCACAAATACTAATATGTATATTCCAAAAAGAATACACAAGGTTACAAAGATTTTTTCCATTGAATCAATACCTTTTAATTTCTATCTAAGGCAAAAATAAAAAGCCCCTTCCATATAGGAAAGGACTTTTTTAAACCCTTAATAATCACTATCTCTTGTTTCGCTCTCGCAGTGCTTCGTACTCCTTGATCGCTCGTCGGAGTTCCTTTCCTGCCTTNTGGAGCTTCTCTACGGTAGTGCTGAGCCTTGAGAGCACCTCGGTAAGTCCAGTAGGCACTCCTACAGCGGGGACGCTGTTCTCACTTGTAGGGGTATCCTGCTTAGTGTTCTTCACCTCGCCTCCTGCTTCATAGCCCTGGGGGGACTGCCCTAAGCGCTTGGCTTCGAGCCATTCCACCACTTGCGCCACTTCAGGGTCTTTCTTGAGCCACTGGGGTACCACATACTCCTCCCCGTGTACGATTCCCGCTACCTCCTGCCCGCTTTCGTCCTTAAATCCTAAGCCCTTGGTATATCCTCCCTTGGCATAGCTTGGCGCCTGCTGAGAGGCTACAATCCCCAATTGTACAGCCCCTAAAGCCCCTACAATTGCAGCAAAGACACTCCCTGCTATAGGTCCCGTATCCGAATAAGCGCGCATGATCCCTGTTGCTGTATTGGCTATAATATTCATCATATTCATTGCCTTTTGTGCTTTGAACTGCTTTACACTAAGTTCTTTCTTCTTGGCATCGGCTTCCTCGTCCAAGCGCTGTAGCTCCTTTTGGTATTGCGCCTGTGAGATATACCCTTGGTTGAGCTGGTTGAGTAGGGCTTTTTTCTTCTGTTCCTGATTCTTGGTAAAGGTAGCCATTTCCTTTTGGTTGAGCCCCTGTTGGAGTTGGGAGAACATGTTAAATGCATTATTCACCGCTCCTACGGCCATATCCACAGCCTTAAAGCGGTTGCTCATCTCATCAAGGTTGGAAAAGGTATCCTCCCAGTCCTTGGCCGAGAATCCCAATACATCCACCTTCTCCAGCTCCTTGTCTGCGGCATTTTTCTCTTTAGTATCCTTGTTGTTCTTGATGTTGTCCAGCTTCTCTTTGATTTGGACTATCTTGTCCTCTATCTGGGTGATGTCCTCGACCAGTTTCTCCTTGGCTTCCCCTGTGAGGGTGGAGAGGTAGCCTATAAGGATCTGTTTCTGCTCCTCAAAGTTTTTCAGGCTTAGTGCCAACAGCTCTTTCTCGGCTTGTGCTCTTAGGGCTTTTTTAGCGTCCTCGAGTGTCTTAATCTGTGAGAGTTCTCCCGCTGATAGGTTTTCTCTCAGTTGCTTCTTGGCTTCCTCCAAGCTCTGTATCTCTATGATTTCCTCGGATTTCTGGCGGCGAAGGGCTTCTATTTCTCGGTTTCGTTCCTTGACCCTGCGCTCAGCTTCCTTGGCGTGGTATTTCTCCCTGACTTGTGCGAGTTCCTGCTCCTTCTGCTGCTCATAGGCTACCTCTATTTGTTTGTTAAGCTCCATGAGTTGGCGCTTCTCTGCGATGGCTTTCTCCCGATTAGGATCATTACTCTTTTCCGCCGCAAGGGTGCTGATTTCCTGTTCCAGAGTGGCGTTTTCTTGTTGTAGCTTGAACTTCTTCTCATTGTATTTCTGCTCCGTGGTGGCCAACTGCTTATCAAGGCTTTCCTCCAGCCCTTGCGCAATCTCCTTCTGTAGCTCCTGCTCTGCTTGTAAGCGGGCACGCTTGGCCGCCTCATACTCTTGGGTATAGTCTTTTGTCTTGGCTGCCTTGCCCTTGCCCTCTTTGTCTCCGCTGCTTCCTACTATGGGCGTATCGGGGGTATCTGTGCTCGCTGTGGAGCCCTCTACTTTTTTAGCCTGCTCCTTCATCAGTTGCTCTGTGGCAGTCTTGAGTTCTTGCTCGGCATTTTTGATACGTTTGCTGCGATTTTCCAAGGAACTAACGATATTGTTCTGGGCAGCCATAGTCATATTCCCCATACTTTTGACGCTATTCCATGCCTTCTGATACCACGAGATATTCTCCTCAAGGCTCGAATATTCCGCCTTGGCCAGCGCTTCGGCTTTCTGATCCACAATCGCTTTGAGGTACTTCTCTCTGGCCGCAGCCCTTAGGCTCTCCACATACCTATCCAAAGCCTTTTTAGCCTCCTCTGTTTGCGCTGTCTCTACTGTAAGGTTGCCGTTGTATTCAGGAACCAATCGGTTCAGCTCCGCCACAGCCCTACGGCGCTCCTCGTATGGCTTCTGTACATCTTTGGCAACAGCCAATAGCTGCTGTAAGTGATTCACCTCCACCGCGGTCTGTACATTAGCTTCCTTTATCGCATCATTGTGTAACTTCTGTCCTGTAAGCGCCTGCTTCTGCTCTCTATTAAAGGCCATATAAGCAGCCGCTGCCGCCCCTATCACTCCCACCAATAGCCCTATGGGACTAAGTTTTGTGGCCATATTGAAAGCACGCATGGCTGCGGTAGCTCTTTGTATATTCCCTGTAAGGACTGCCTTGGCTCCCGAAAGAAGCAGTGCCGCCCCTTTTCCTGCTTGCATTAGTGCCGTCTTGACCTTCAGCGCTGCATTATATAGCAGCGACTGCTGCCATGCTTCTTTGGTTGCCATTGTGGCCAAGCTCACCGCTGTCTTATAGCTTACCACGGCAGCAATACAGACTCCTAAGGTCTTCAGCAAAAATGTAATGCGCTCCCTGAATAACTTCACTCCATCGCCCGCCTTGCTCGTAACCCCAGTAAGCCAGCCCAGTGCTTGGATAATATAGGAGAAAAAACCTTGTATCCAAGTGCTGGTAAAGGTTTCCTTCCATACTTTTTTGATCTTCTCCCAGATGGCTGCGGTGTTGTTATTGACCTTGTTGAACTCCTCCTGTATCGAGGTACCTTCCTCCATCGCCTCACCAGCCAAGCTCATCATCTCCCGAAAGCGATCCGCATTGGCGCCTGCTACCCCTACGGCTTTCTTTACTTCCAGTGTGTTTAGCTTTAAGCTATTGAGCGCCTCCGCCATTCCTTCCGCTCCTAAGTTTTTCATACTTTGGGCGAATCGCAAGAAGAACTCCTCTGGCTTAGTCTCAAAGAGCGCTCTGGCTTCCTCGGCTGACATCTTCATCTGTTTGGCGAATGCTTCCACATTAGTACCCGCTACGCTCATAAAGCGCGAATACCCACTGGAGGCGATCTCCGCGTCGATTCCTGATTCTTCGAATGCCGCCCCTAAGCCCAAGGTCTGCGCGATCGTTGGCTTGAGTGAATTGGGTAATTGTCCTATACGGGTAGCAAAATCGGATATATTCTCTTCGCTGGCTGTACCATTGGCGCCCAGCTCGTTCAGCGCCGAGCCTATGGCGTTCAGGGCTTCCCCATAGTTCTGATTTTTTGTCTCTTCGAATAGGTTCTTGAGCTTGCCTACCTTGGTGGTAACTGCCTCCAATCCTCCTTGGAAGGAATCCCCAAGGGCTACGTAGATCTTGTCTATTTCCTCGGTAAATTCCCTGAGCTGCTCCTTGTCCGTAATCCCCAAGCGCCCTCCGATCTGGGCAATATCCAGCAGCTCCTTTTTCCCTGTACGGGTGTCCAGCTCGTCGAAGTCATTCCACAGCTCGCGTACCTTCTCAGCGGCAAGCCCTGAGGTTTTCTCTACCCCCGTCATCGCATCGGAGATCTCCAACAGTTCCCCCACCGAATCCTTAGCCGTGCCTGCAAGCGTCCCCAGAAAACTTGTAAGCAGGTTCCCTGTAACTATCTGCTTTATCCCTAACCAAAAGCCCTCACTCTTGCGCCCCGCTGCCTCAAGGGCGGAGCCTGCTCGCTCGGCGCTCCCC